TTCCAGAAGGAAACTTAAACCGAGAGCAGTGGCATATCACGAGTGAGCTGCCAGCCATATCCAACAATCTGGATACATTAGCCATTCCAAGAGCCGTTACCGGGGCGCAGTGACAGTCCTGCGACTACAGGGCAGGAAAGGACTGACGGTTTTGTCTGTCAGAATCCGCTGCCCTGTATGCCGTGAAAAAGATCGCATCTAAGGATTCGAGCGGGAAAGCCGGGGAACAGCCCATCCGTGGCGGGTGGGTGCGAAGACGGGAATGAGCCTATAATGATACTCCTTGAGATAGCCAGCACGCAGTGGTGGAGGTGAGATGCCAGTGATGTCTGCCTGCCGATTGGCAGATGCCAGCAGACAGTTCAGATTGTTGCCTAAGGGTGTACCGGGACAGAGAGAACGCAGGAAATTCTTTTCATGCTCCTCTGTTTTTGCGGCACATCCGGCTCCGGGGAGTAGTGTCGAATAGGAGCAGTCATTTCATAATAAATGAGATGAAGGACAAAAGGAAGTAAGGCTTAATAACAGAATTCATGCGGTGGAGGTTATGGCTTCCACCGTATTCTTGTGGGATTAAGCACAGATGAATATGAAAAATGAAAGATGCCGCAAATGTGGCAGGGAAAGGACGGATATGGATATGAAGAAAGAAGATATGAAACAGGTAGAGAAGGTCTTGGATACGGAGCAGGTTGGCTATGCATTTCTCTATCCGAGTGGTAGTGGAGCAAGAAAAGAGTACATGATTTCCACAACGCCGGAGAATCTGGCAAACTTTTTAGGAAGCCATTTCATGGATGCAGAAAAGATGATTGTCACAGATATGTGCGACAGACTGATTCTGGATACCTTTGGCGGTTTTATCAATAACTGTCCGGATCAGAAGCTCTGCGGAGAGATTGTGGCGAAGTTGGCTCCCATTCAGATGGGCGAGGCAGAGGCCGGAGAAGTCATCATGGTAGACCGCGATGTGGCAGATGCTTTCTTTGCGGCAGAGGATGAGGCAGTAACAATGGCAGAATGTGCCATCATGTAGGAAAAGTGTTTGTAGCTGAGATTTTAAGATTAGTATTCGTGAAATGGAGGAATGGAAGATGCGGGTATTAGTTGGAATAGGGATTGCAGCAACCGTAGTTGTGATTGGAACACTGGTGCTTTTTGCAATGGCGGTAAATACAGCAGGAAGCTATCAGAGGGATTGAGGAAGGAGTATGGCGGTATGGGGAATATGCAGCAGGGAGCCAATGAGGTCATGTATAAGATTGCTTCACATCTGCTTTCAAAGATGCAGGAAAGCGGTCTGATAAGCGAGGAAGAAAGAGAAAAAATTAATGTTTTGAACATTGAAACCTTTTCTCCGGAACTTGCCAAAGTATATCTGTAATAATGCTAGATATATTTTGGTTAGTGTGGTAGTGTATGTAGCTGACAAGGGCAAAAACCCTTGAAAAATAAGGAAAGGAGAGACAGATATGGCAAAAAAGATAACGGTCATTCCGTCAGTTTCCGAGAGTCTACATACACAGATGAAACCGAGAATCCGGGTATGCGGATATGCCAGAGTGAGTACGGCCAGTATGGCACAGGCAGATTCCTATGCCGCACAGGTGGGGTATTACACGGAAAAGATACAGAGCAATCCCTTATGGGAATTTGCCGGGGTATATGCAGACGAAGGAATCACGGGAACCAAGGCGAAAGGCAGATACGATTTTAATGAAATGATAGCTGCCTGTGAAGACGGCGATATCGACCTGATTCTGACCAAATCCATCACAAGGTTTGCAAGGAACACGGTGGATTGCATCCAGACCATACGAAAGCTGAAAGCCATCGGTGTGGGGATTACCTTTGAAAAAGAGAATATCAACACACTGGAAGAAAAGAGCGAGCTTCTGCTCACCATCATGGCATCCGTGGCGCAGGGAGAATCCGAAGATTTTTCAGGAAACAACCGCTGGGCGGTTATCAGCCGGTTTGAGAAAGGGACCTTTATTGTCGGCACACCGGCATACGGATACCGGAAGGATGAGGATGGGAACCTGATGATCGAAGAAAAAGAAGCGGAAGTGGTAAGGCTCATTTTTGAATCCTATCTAAACGGTACCGGAACATACCTCATCAGTAAAATGCTGAATGAGCAGAATATCCCGACCATACGTGAGAGCGAGCAGTGGCAGGACAGCGTGATTAAGGAAATCCTGAAGAATCCGGTGTATGAGGGAGATGCCCTGCGGCAGAGGACATACACAGAAAAGCAGTTCCCGTTTGTCCGAAGGGGAAATACTGGGCAGATGCCAATGTATCTGACAAGGGATGCCCATCCGGCGATTGTCACCCACGAAGAAGCGGAGGCGGTAAGAAGCATCATGGAGTACCGGAGCAGGACCCTTCATATGGGAGGAGAGAAGTGCCAAAACAGATACTTATTCAGCAGCAGAATCATCTGCGGGGAATGCGGAAGCCATTTCCGTAGACAGAAGATATACATCGGAAAGCCTTATGAAAAGATTATCTGGACCTGCCACCGTCATGTGGAGGATAAGGAGAGCTGCCAGATGAAGGCAATCCGGGAGGATATGCTGCAGCAGGCATTTATCACCATGTGGAACAAGCTGTACACCAATCAGGGGACGGTGTTAGAACCCCTGCTGAAAGCACTGACCGGGCTGGCAGCAAACCAGCCGGATACCGAAGAAATGGAACAACTGGATAGAGAAATAAATAGTTTGAGCGAGCAGAGCCGAATCCTGAATCAAGTCATGATGAAGGGATATATGGACTCTGCTCTTTTTATGGAAAAGAACAATCTGCTGGCACACCGGCTGACAGAATGCAGGAGAAAGAAAACGCTCCTTGCAAGAAAGCAGAAACGGACAAAGGAGATTGTAGGGACCGAGCAGCTCATAGGGCTTCTGAAAAAGGAAGGATACCAAAGGGAATTCAACGAGGAATTGTTTGACCTTACAGCTAAGGAGATTCGGATATCCCTAACCCACGAAATCACCTTCTGCCTGCATAACGGGCTGAGCCTGACGGAAGAGGAAGGAGGAGATGCGGATGCAGTGGCATACACCAATCGGGTATAAGGTCATAAACGGAAAAATCGAGGTTTATGAGGAACACAGAAAACTGGTGGAACAGATTTTCAGGGATTATGACAGCGGCATATCCGCATGGCAGATTGCGAAGAGTCTGAAGGGGCTGGGCGTGAAAAATGCAAATGGAAGAGTGGCATGGACCCATGCTTCCATAGGAAGAATCCTGGAGAATCATAACTATCTGGGAACGGAGTATTATCCACAGATTATAGAGAAGGAACTCTTTGACAGAGTCCAGAAAAGACGGGAGCAGGTAAGAATCGAAGGAAGCCGGGGAAAGCACAGACCGGAAAAGAGGGAACGGCTGTTATTTGGAGGGGTTTTAGTATGTGCGGAATGCGGTAGTGTTTACAGCCATATTCAGGCACACAACAAAAAGAAAAAGAACGAGATTCCGAAGTGGAAGTGCAAGAACTATGTGTATCAGAATAGAGTAACCTGCAAAGGCGGCTTTATCTCGGACAGGCAGGTGGAAGAGGTGTGCATTCATGCCATCAACAGCCTGATACAGAACCCGGAGTTGACGGAGAAGTACCAGGAAAAGCCGCAGCAGATCAGCCCAGCATACCGGAGACTTGAGACACGGCTGGAGAACATAAGAAAAGCAGCTTTAGAAGAGGGTACAGATACGGATATGGATACCGGGCAGCCCTGCACCGGAGAAACCGGTACGGAGGAACTGACAGCACTGATTTTTGAACGGGCGGTGGAACGCTACAAAACCCTTGAGGTAAGGGATGAGGACATCCGCTCAGAGGAGATGAAAGAGACACTTGCCGGCAGGGAAGAAATTACAGAATTTGATGAGGAACTGTACCGGAAGCTGATAAAGCAGATTTTGGTATATAAAGATAACTCGGTCAAAGTCATTTTTCACAATAACAACAGTATACAGATTGGATACGGAGAGGAATAAAATCCATGCCGTCCGTATCCGGGAAGGAGGAAATATGCCGGCTACAGCAGTCCAAAAGAAAGTATCCATGATTCCGGCAAAACCCCAGTATGACAGAAGCATCAAGTTGTCAGAGAAGAAACTGCGGGTAGCTGCCTACTGCCGGGTCAGCACCGAACTGGAAGAACAGGAAAGCAGTTATGAGGCACAGGTAGAATACTACACCAGAAAGATACAGGAAACGGAGAACTGGAAACTGGCGGGCATCTATGCCGATGACGGAAAGAGTGCCACCAACACCAAGAAGCGTGACGATTTCAAGGCCATGATTAAAGATGCAGAAGGCGGTAAAATCGACATGATACTGACGAAATCCGTCAGCCGTTTTGCCAGAAACACCGTTGACTCCCTGCTGACCATCCGCAGGCTGAAAGAAAAGAACGTGGCGGTGGTCTTCGAAAAAGAGGGCGTCAACACACTGGACGGAACAGGGGAAATCCTGATTACCATCCTAAGCAGTCTGGCACAGGAGGAAAGCCGGAACATCAGCGAGAACACCAGATGGGGCGTGGTAAGGAAATTTGAACAGGGAAAGGTCATTGTCAACCATAACAAATTCATGGGATACACCAAGAATGAAAACGGGGACCTGGTTATAGTCCCCAAAGAGGCAGAAATTGTCCGGCTGGTTTTCCGGCTTTATCTGGAGGGATACAGCGCGGGAAAGATAGCAAAATATCTGGAAGAACAGAAGATTAAAACGGCAACCGGCTTGGAAAAATGGCATGATACGGTTGTGTTAAAGATGCTTAGGAATGAGAAATACATGGGAGATGCCCTGCTGCAGAAGACCTATACGGTGGATTTTATGACCAAGAAAAAGGTCATGAATAAAGGAATCGTGCCGCAGTATTATGTGGAAGATGACCATGAACCAATCATACCGAAAGACCTTTTTTACAGGGTGCAGGAGGAATTGGCAAGAAGGGCTTCCGTCAACAAATCAGCAGTCACAAGAGAGAAGAAAAAGAATGGCAAGCATTCTTCGAAGAGCAAATATTCCTCGGAGTATGCCCTGACGGGAATCCTGCTCTGTGGGGAATGCGGACAGGAATACCGGAGAGTCACCTGGGCAAGAAACGGCAAGAAAAAGATCGTCTGGCGATGCAGCAACCGCCTGACCAATGGCACAAAAAACTGTAAGGATTCCGCCACACTGGAAGAAGGAATATTAAACAGGACGGTCATGGAAGCCATCCACCGGATCGCCTGCAATGACGGAAATTTCGCATCCGCACTCAGACAGAATGTCATCCGGGTAATTGGAAGCTACGGAAGGGAGCAGGAACCGGACGAATACGATGAGAAAATCAAGGCAAAGCAGGAAGAGATGGTGTCGCTGATCGCAGAGAATGCCGCCACCAGCTCCTACACAGACGAATTTGACGAGAGATACCGCAGGATTGCAGAGGAAATCAGCACCTTAAAAGAAGAACAACTGGAAGCCAGAAGAAAGAAAAAACTGGCAGAGAGCTATGACCGGAGAGTGCAGGATATGGATGATTTCCTAAAACAGCAGACCTGCCAGATGCCGGAATTTGATAATGACCTTGTGCGAAGACTGATAGCAAACATCAAAGTGGTGTCAGCGGACAAGCTGCTGATACAGTTCCAGTCGGGAATTGTCATGGAACAGGAAATCAGATATGACTGAATTTCAGGCAGGGATGACAACGGAACAGGGAAAGGTGGTTCCTGCCTGTAAAATCAATCCTGTGGATTTATGGTAAGAATAAAATGCCTGGTGAACCGGGCGTTTTATTGTTGGCGTAAGTGCAGCAGAAAAAAGGACAATTGAGAAAAATGATTGTCAGAAGATGGAAGAACAAATGTTCTAAAAAGTATTTACGCAAAACAAATGTTCTGGTATGATTTAAAAACAAGAAATAGGATACACAGAAAAGAAACAGGCAAGAGTGTGAGAACTTTTGTCTGTTTATCTTTCTGACGAAAAGCAGAATAGAGCAAAATAGAGCGGAAAGGAGCAGGCAGGATATGAGTGGCAGGGTTATTTTTCATATAGATGTAAACAGTGCATTTTTATCGTGGGAAGCTGTGTACAGAATCAGGCACCTCGGCGGAAAACTTGACCTGCGGACCATTCCATCTGCGGTAGGAGGCGATATCTCAAAGAGACACGGTATCATCCTTGCAAAATCCATTCCGGCTAAGAAGTATCATATAAAGACAGGAGAGCCGGTGGTAGATGCTGTGCGGAAATGTCCGGGACTGGTGCTGGTGCCGCCAAACTACGAATTGTACGAAAAAAGCTCGAAGGCGTTTATGGCGATTTTAAGGAAGTATTCCGGACAGGTGGAACAGTACAGCATAGACGAAGCATTCGTGGATATGACAGGCACAGAGAGCTTATTTGGAAGCCCTGTGATTGCTGCCAATACCATGAAAGATGAGATATGCCAGACGCTTGGATTTACGGTGAATGTGGGGGTATCAAGCAACAAACTGCTGGCGAAAATGGCGAGTGATTTCAAGAAACCGAATCTGGTGCATACCCTGTTCCCGGAGGAAATCGAAAAGAAAATGTGGCCACTGCCGGTCCGGGATTTGTTCTTTGTAGGCGGTGCTTCAGAAAGAAAACTGAATTCACTTGGCATCCGAACCATCGGAGAATTGGCAAAGACCGATGTTAATACATTAAAAAGTGTGTTAAAAAAGCATGGAGAGGTAATCTGGGATTTTGCAAACGGCAGAGATGTATCTGTTGTAGAGCCGGTGCCAGCGGATAATAAAGGATACGGAAATTCAACCACCATATCCTTTGATGTCACAGATGCCAGTACCGCAAAAATGGTATTGCTTTCTCTGGCTGAAACCGTTGGAAAGAGACTGCGGAAAGATGATGTAAGAATTGAAGTGGTTGCAATCAGCATCCGCTTCTATGATTTGACTTATGCATCCCATCAGATGGTGCTGCAGTCGGCAACCAATATCACAAAAGAAATACACGATGCTGCCTGCTGGTTATTTGACGAATTATGGGACGGCAGAGCAATACGGCATTTGGGGATACACACCAGCAGGGTATCACAAAATAGTGGCAGCAGACAGCTTTCCCTTTTTGATGATACAGACTATGAGAAACTGGAAAAGCTAGACCGGGCGGTAGACAGCATCCGGGAGAAATATGGTATGGATGCAATCCAGAGGGCAGCATTTTTGAAACAGACGAGAGTAGACCACATGAATGGCGGCATTTCCAGAGAAAAGAGGACAGTGGATTATAAAAACGAGAAGGTGATGTAAATGGGATTCCGGTTGGGAGATATAGCGGACCACACCGACAACGGCGCCCTGCGTGGCATCCAGCGGGAGATTGCCTGTGAGTGTTGGTTTACAAGCAAGGGAAAAACCATACCAAAGATAATCAAAGTCATGGACGAAGAAGGGATGCTGCATACCATACGGGAAATACAGTTACTGGCGTCGGAAGAAAAGAGTTACTCCGGCATCCAGACGGTGGAACATTTATGCAGAATAAACCTCGGCGGAAGAATGGAAACCGTGAAGCTGGTGTACACGAAAGAAAGTTGTAAATGGGCGATTGTGGAATTATAATTGTTTTATGAATATGTGAAAGAAGGAACAAAAGTGAGTGAGAAGATAATTTTTAATTTCTTTGATGATTCGATAGAGGATAATATACAAAAACTGGTAGACTACTTTCGTTTAGAGAAGGACAAGGTTATAGAATATATAAGCAGTTTTGATAATCCGGCTGATATTACGGTTGAGAATTTTATAGTCAAGTTCGGTATTAACTTAACGAATTTTGACTGTGCAAATGTAGATATAGTATGTAGGCATATGACCGTATTGACAAAAGAAGGACTAGAGGATGTTAAAACGAAAGGATTGCTGGATTTAGTAGGAGTGCTTACTGAAGATACGGTGTTAAAGAGATTTTTATATGAAAATCAGGTTGTATTCGATGTGCAAGGGAAACGCTTAATTGTTGACGGACAGGATTATGTAATTACAACTAGTGACGATCCTTGCTTGTTTTGTATTGAGAATAAAGAAATCCGATGCGGAGTCTTCGAACGCTGCGATATAAGAGAAAAAATGGATTTTGTTGGACGCAAGTTGTATGAATTGGGCGGAACACTAGAATTTTTTGTATCTGGAACGAAAGAAGATATGGAGAGATATTCTGTCATTCACTTGAATCCGGAAATCCTTGAAACCTTAGATCAGCTATTAGGAAAAATAAAAGTAAAGACAAATCGCAAATTACCTTATGCACTATCTTATAAATGGAGAGAGCAGGAAAAGAAGACATATATATTACAATTTGTGGTAAATATGTCGGAAGTAGAAGCCTATTGTGTGTGTAACTATGAAAGAGCATATTATAATTATGAAGAAATTCTGGAATATAGCGGTTACACGCACAGTGACTACTTGATGCATAAGATACCTGAAAGAGTCTATCAAAATATGAAGATAATCGACTGGTTTTTAGCAGCCGGTTTATGTAAGGCTTGTGAATTTGGTTCTTTATTGCCAGGAAAGATAGCTGAGCCGTCAAAGATAGAGGTGTTTTTAGAATATGAATAGCAGAAGGATACAGATGTTAGACACAAGAAGTGAAGAAACAATATGTAAATCGTTAGGAAATATATTAGGAACAAGAAAAGAAGCTCTTGAAGTTTTCTGGGCGAAAACTATGCCAGATTATGTGTGCAAGCATTATTGGGAGATTGATACGGGCATATTTTATGATTACTTTAACTTAACTAAAGACGAATTTGTTCTCAATGAAGTAGTGTTTTATCATGTTACAACAAGGCTCACCGAACAAAGATTGGGAGAGTTCAAAATCGATAATCTTGAAGAGGTACTACTGGCAGATAACCCAATGACACAATTGTGTAAAAAGCATGATATTTTGTTTAAACGTGAGGATGGAATTGCAGTATATTATAAGGGAAATAGAAAGATTTTCGATAAACCAATGGAAGCAAGACTTCGAAATAGGTTGGATAGAGCAAATGACTCTTGTGTAAATGGATTTTTCTTTCCCGAATGGATGGATAATAGTTATACAGGATTGACAGGAATGCCTGAAATTTTTTCGGATATTATGGTGTCCTTAGACAGACGAGATATTCAGCAAGAATATTTTGAGAAGAAGACATGTTATTTAGCAACTGTTGAAACTAAAATAGGAGATATGGTTTTTGATGGGAGTAATCCCAATATGACATCCCAAGAGAAGACACAGAAAATCATGCAATATCTGTTGTGCTATATGGGATATAAAAAAACTGCATCAGATTTTTATGTTTCAAATCCGATGGTAAGACTTGCGGATAGTTATAATGTTCCAGCAGATGAGATTATAGAGATAAAAGAAATACATGATTGGAAAGAAATTTTTGAACATTAAATATAGGGTAAAGTTTTTGTCAGTTGAATAAAAGAAAAAAAGAGAGTACCAACATCTCTGTTATAATGGATTTGACGA